GGCGTCACCGCCCGCCGCGACCCCTCCGTGCAGGCCTCGGGGATCTTCGGGCGCACGGGCGGCCGCGCCGACGTCATTTGGCTCGACGACATCTGCGACCTCCGCAACGCCGTGCTGCAGCCCGCCTTGCGTCAGCAGGTCAAGGAGGCCGTCGCCAACATCTGGCTCCCGATGCTTGACCCGTCGGCCACCCACCCCACGCGCATCTGGCGCACGGCCACCCCCTTCCACACGGACGACATCACCGCCGACTGGCGCAAGGAGCCCCGCACCCTCCTCCGCCGGCCGTGCCGCGGCACCGACAGCCCGTGGCCCGACATCTTCACCCCGGCCATCCTCGAGGCCAAGCGCCGCGAGATCGGCCCCATGGCCTACGCCCGCGCCTACGAGCTCGTCCCCCTCTCCTCGGACCTCCTCGTCTTCCGCCCCGAATGGGTCCGGTACTGGAAGGATCTGCCCAACGGCTCCCGCACCGTCGCCGCCATCGACTGGGGCTACGGCCGCAAGCGGCAGGACCGCGACGACCCCGACTGGTCGGTCTGCATCGTCGGGCAGGTCGACCACGCCCGCAACCTGCACCTGACCGACATCCTGCGCGTGCGCGAATCCTTCCCCGAGTTCGCCCGCTTCGCCCGTGAGCTCGTTGAGCGCCGAGGCGCGCAGATGGTCCTCGCCGAGGCCAACGGGCCGCAGAAGGGCGTCTTCGACCAGTTCCGGGCCTCCTGCCGCCAGCCCGTCGTAGCCGTTGAGCGCACCGCCGACAAGCACTTGCGCGCCGCGAGCGCGCAGCCCTTCGTGGAGCAGGGCAAGCTCCTGTTCCCTCAGGCCGCCGACGGGCAGGTTGAGCACGCCTTCCGACCCGTCCTCGACGAGATGCTCGCCTTCCCTGCAGGCAGCCACGACGACACGGTCGACTGCATCGTGGACCTCTGCGAGGCCGCCGCACGCGGGACGGTCTCCGTCGCCGGCGGGGCCGTGACCGTCAACGCCAGCCCGCCCCGCCTCTTCGACAACCGACCGATGCGTAGGCGTATCTTCGGGTGAGCGCGTTAGACTGATGCCGTGGCCGACCATAGCAATCCGATGATGCCGAACACCGTTCCAGGCGCAGGACTGCCGCCTGCCAAGCGGCCGCGCAAGCCCCTGCCCGCGCCGAAGGACCGAGGACCCACCGGGCCGCTCGCGCTCCCCGTCGAAGTGCAGCGCACCTTCTTCCGCACCGCGTCCCTGATGCTGCGGAACTCGAGCCTCGCCTACAGGCTCGACCCCAACTACTCGGCCATGATGCGGGCCGACGCCGACATCGAAGGCGTCCTGCGCTCCCTCCTCGTCACGCTCGCCGGCCTTGAATGGGCCGTCGTGCCCACCGACGACGAGAACCCCCGCCTCGTCAAGCTCGCCCAGCGCGTCAGCGCCATCGTCGACGCCATCCCGCGCCGCAGCGACCTCTTCCGCGCCCTGCACGAGGCCGTCTGGTACGGCTGCAGCGCGGCCAACCTCGTCTACGACCGCGACCCCATCCTCGGCGTCCGCATCAAGGAGTGGTTCCCGTTCGCCTCCGACAGCCTGGCATTTGACCAGTACGGCAACCTCGCCATGCGCGTCGGCAGCGCGTACATCAACGAGCCCTCGGTCACCGACCTCGGCTTCGACTCTCTCGTCCACCTCTTCGACGAGAACGAGCGCCGGGCCATCGTCCTGCACCGGGTCTTCACCACGGCCCCGAACTTCATCGACCCCAACACGAGCGAGGCCGTCTACCGCGGCGTCGGGGCGCGTGACGTCTGCTGGTACATCTGGCTGCTCAAGCAGGAGGTCCTGCAGAACGCCGCCGCCTACATCGAGCGCTACGCCCTCGGCATCCGGGTCGGGTACTACCCCGCCGGCAACGACGCCGCCAAGAGCGAGATGCTCACGATCCTCCAGAACCTCGTGAACGACAACTCGGTCGTGCTGCCGAGGATCGGGCCCAACGAGTCGATGTACGACATCGACATCAAGGACGCCAACGCCGGCCGGGCCCAGATCTTCATGGAGCTCGTGAACTGGCTTTCGTCCAAGCTCAAGGAGGCCATCCTCGGGCAGAGCCTCTCGAGCGAGGCTGGCGGCACGGGCATGGGGTCAGGCGTCGCCGACCTGCACGCCGACACCCTCTCCCGCGTCATCCGCTACCACGCCGACGCCCTCGCCGAGAGCGTGAACTCCGACCTCGTCCGGGTCATCGCCACCATGCTCGGCGCGAGCGAGGAGGAAGCCCGCGGCATCCGCTTCGAGTTCGCTCCCGAGCGCCCCAACGCCAAGGAGCGCATGGAGGCCATCCAGGCCTTTGTGCAGCTCGGCGGGCGCGTTAGCGAGCGCGAGGTCCGCGACCTGCTCGGCCTGTCCGAGCCCGAGGACGGCGAGGCCATCCTTGGCGGCGGCCAAGGCGCAGGCGCGTCGGACAACCCCCTCGCGGCGCTCCTCGGCAAGGGCAACGAGCCGGATGAGGGCGAGGAGCCCGCGCCCGAGGCCCCGAAGGTCGCTGCCGTCCGCAAGCGCAAGCGATGACCCGCGACACCCTCGACAAGCACCTCCGGCGTGCCCTCAAGGAGGCGCAGGCCACCTACCGCCGCGCCCTTGCCGCGCAGGTGCGCGGGGAGCCCGACGCCGAGGCATGGGAGGCCTTCGCCGAAGTCACGGCCGCCCTGCTCATGGCATCCTGGCTCGCAGGCGCTCGAGGCACCATCGACCGCGCCAAGGTCCCCGACGAGGCCGTGGAGGGGATGCTCGAGGACGGGGACGTCGTGGAGTTCGCCGCCTTGCCCGTCCGGACCGAGTTCGGGTCCAAGTGGATGAAACCCATCGCCGGGTGGTTCCGCCGTCGCGTCCCGATCTCCCGCAAGGACTGGGAGCTCCTCGTCAAGGCGGCACGGGCAAGCGCTGGCGAGGTCGGCGACCACGAGCGCCAGAACGCCCTCGTGGACCTCCGCAAGCGCAGCCCCATCCTCGACGGCCTCCTGCGCGGGGTCTTGAGCCGCCCGCAGGAGGGGGGGATCACCACCGTCAAGCGGATCACGAACGACACGTTCTTCGTGACGGGTATGACCCCCGAGCAGACCCGCCAGACGCAAGAGCTAGTGGCGCGGGTGATTGAGGAGCGCCCCGGCAAGAGCACGGTGGGCAAGCTCATCCGGTCCATGAACCTCGGGGACTTCGTGACGACCACGCAGGCCCTGACGGGCACGGAGCTCTCCACGGCGCGCCTTGAGACCGTCCTGCGGACCAACACGAACCGGGCGACCACGGAGGGCGCGGCCGAGGTCCTGCGCGACGAGCGCGTCCAGGCGTTCGTGCCGCTGGTGCAATACAGCGCGACCAAGGACCCCCGCACGCGGCCGGCGCACCGGGCGATGGACGGCTACGTGGGCACCATCGAGGACTTCGACCGCATGGGCCTGACGCCGCCCTGCGGCTTCAACTGCTTCCCGGCGTGGCAACCCGTCGCCGGGGCGTTCGACATCGGCTACCGAGCGCTATATCGCGGCGCGCTGGTACACCTCTACACGCGGTCGGGTCGCGCTATCGCAGCGACAAGCAACCACCCAATACTGACCGACCGGGGGTGGATTGCGGCGCAGGACATCCAGATGGGCGACAAGGTGCTCCGCTGCGGCTTTGATGCCGTGACATCGCCGGAACGACTTGGACACCACCAGCGCCACGACCTGAAGGCCGCCAGTGCTGCGGAGGTATTCGACGCGCTCGCGGCGCAAGCTGTAACCCGTACGACTGTCGGCACGCAGGCCGACCGCCATGTGTTCCATGGCGATGCCGTGGCCATGCAAGGCGAAATCGACGTTGTACGGTCCGCACGGGTGCTGATGTTCGATGTCCTCAACGCCGAGCCCGCGCAATGCCTCGAGCAGCGGCAACTCGTCGGGACTGCAGCGTCTGGCGCGACTCTTGGCGCATCGCACAAGCTCGTCCATGCTGCGGCGGCGGCCACGCGCAGCGGCCCAGGCGGCGCTGCACTGCCGCCGGACAGCCTCCGGGTCTTGCTTGATCCGCGCCCATTTGAGCGCTTCGGACTCGCTTTGCGAACGGAGATGGACGCCGCGCGCCAGCAAGCGCGACTCGATTGTGCGGCGAGAAATGCCGATCGATTTGGCGATCTGGTTCATGCTCTCGCCGGCGCGGTAGCGACGGATGAGGTCATTGACGTCGAGGTCGATGCGGAGTGGACGGGGCATGTGTATGACTTTCGTAGTAGCAGCGGCATCGTAGTCGCTGACGGCGTGATTGTGAGCAATTGCCGATGTGCGTTGATCCCCGTGCCGGCGGCGATGGCATTGGACAAGGGATGGACGCGCCCGAACGGGACGTTGGACTACGCGGCGATCAAGCGCTACAACGGTGCGCGCCAGGCGGTCGTGGACCGCGGCGAGATCCCCGATCCGGGCTTCGTGAATGCGTGAACTACAAGGAGGAACGCTACGATGAGGGACATGAGCAACACTCGTAAGCAGATCGCTGCCCGGCTCGGCATGGCGGCGCGCCCCGACGCGAAGGCGAAGATGGGGGCAAGCATTTCCAAGCATGGTCACAAGGTCCGCGCTGGCATCATGGACCGCCTTGGGGCCGCGGCAAGCGCTCTGACGGCGTCGCCAGCCGACCCGACCTCGCCGCAGTATCGCCAGCAGCTCGCGGCAGCGAAGAAGACCGCGCAGGACGCGGTCGGCAACTACAAGTTCATGCGCGACAAGGTCAAGGGACGCCAGGACGCGATGGACAAGTACGTCGGGGCGGCCATCAAGACGATCAACGCCAGCACGAACGTGCAGGACGTTGAGCACTTTGCAGAGCAGATCCAGATCGCGGTTCGCGCCCTGTCCACGATGCTCTCGTCCGTGAAGACCCCCTTCTCCCGCCCCGGCGCGAAGGCGGCGCAAGGGCGAGGGATGTTTGATAAGACTAGCAGGCTCAAGAGTGACATTGATGCAGTTGTAATGCAGCAAGGCAAGATCTTCGATCGCATTCAAGCAATGGGATCGCGGATTATCAACTTGAGCAATCAACTAAAGAATCAGCCGAAATTTGCAGCGGAGGCGAGTCGGCTAGCAGCAGAAGTGGAAGACATCTGGAGAGGTGTTCCAGACGCAGACGAAGTACGTCGTAAATACACGACTTCGTCTAGCAGTGGCATCGCTGATCCGAAGGGATACCTACAGGCCCTTGTGCGGCTTGGTGACAGGCTGCCACTGTATGAAAGCGACATGAGGGACGTTGTGAAGAAAGCGGAAGGACTAGCACGCAAGGCGGGCGTAAAGATGAGCGCATCCCGTCCCAGTCGCAAGCTCCGCGCCTTGTCCACAATGCTCTCGTCGGTAAAGACCCCCTTTGTCCAAAATGCTGGGAAATGCGAGTTTGACTTTTGGACGCAGATTGAGAGAGAAAAGATCAAGACGAAGACTCCACCGCCAAATGCGCGCGCATGGTCGACGGTGGTGGCGAAGCAGATTGCTTTGGCCCGCGAGTTGGCCGCAAGCAGTTCATCTCGCGGAACGCATAAAGCGCAGTACCGTCAGCAGGCCGAGTCGCTGTCCCTGCTTCGGACGGCGGTGCTGCGTGGAGACAAGAGGTACGCGCGCGGCATCATCAAGAACCTGCCGACCGAAATTACGAAGGATCTGCCGGCCGACCTGATCGCCTGGGCGCAGTCGACGGACACGGCCCCGCGCGCCGGCGCGAAGGCGAAGGGCACGGCCTCCCGCCCCGGCGCGAAAGCCACGATGGGCCGCGCCGAGGATCTGTACCGCAAGCTCTCAAGCGGATCTATCACCTACGCGAACGCGAAGGAAATGGAGAAGCTAGCCTCCGAAGCCTTGCGAATGCCTAACTTTACCCCCGCCGGGACGGATTGGAGCCTGCACGAATTGGCTGAGGAGATCGGCCAAGAGGCGCTCGCGCTTAAGTCTCGCGCATCCCGCGTCGGCAAGAAGGCTGAGATGGCACAAGTGATTTCGCAGGAGCAGCGAAAGAAGTGGGAAGAGGAAGTCGCAGCTCTCGAGGAAAGCCTCAAGGATGCGACGTGGGCGATGCAAGATGCTCGCAGGCAAGGCCTGACAGGTGTGGCCGAAAAGGCAGCACAGAAGGCGCAGGACATCCGTCGCAAGATCAGCCAGCTCAAGGAAGCGCTGCGGTTTTATCTTTCCCGCCCCGGCGCGAAGGCCATCGCAGCCAAGCCCTCCGACCTCGAGCGCGAGGACGTCAAGGCCGGCCTGAAACTCATGGAGAAGGCCGACAAGGCCGTCAGCGACAAGATCCGCACACTCATCGCCGAGGGAAAGCCGCAGGACCAGGCGGTCGCAATCGCGCTCGACATGAAGCGCAGAGGAGAGATCTGATATGGACATCACCACCGCACAGAACAACTTCCGCAAGGTCACGGCCGACTCCGTGCCGGCGACCTACGCCAACTCCGCCGCGGTGTTCCTCCAGACCCCGCCGACGTCCACCCTGCTCTTCGACTACACGAGCGCGAGCGTCAGCGGGCAGAACCCATCCCTCCT